TAGGCAGAAATGCTTTAGATGCAAATACTACTGGATCTAACAATACCGCAGTAGGTAGAGAATCTTTATCAGCCAGCACTACTGCGAATCAAAACACCGCTGTTGGTATGTATGGATTAAGACAAACTACAACAGGCAGTAACAATACTGCAATGGGATATGCTTCTTTAATTACAAACACAACAGGAATTGGCAATACAGCATATGGTCATAATTCTTTATATAATAATACTACTGCTAATAACAACACTGCCGTAGGAGTTAATGCTTTACTTGCAAATACTACAGGTTCACTTAACACAGCAGTAGGTATAGATGCTTTAAAATCTAATACAACTGCTAGTACTAACACAGCTATGGGCAGAGAAGCATTAAAAAATAACACAACTGGTTCTGATAATGTAGCAGTAGGTGTATCCACTTTATTAACTAATGTAACAGGTACTGATAATGTTGCTATAGGTGTTTCTGCTTTAAAAAATAATACTAATAGTTTTAACACAGCAGTTGGTGATAAAGCTATGGAAACTAACACATCTGGAACAAACAATAGTGCCTATGGACACCAAGCACTTAATAAAAATACTACTGGTGGTTTAAATACTGCATTAGGATTAAATGCTTTATATAGCAATACTACAGGTGGTACTAACACAGCAGTAGGGCACACTTCTTTATTTGCTAACACTACAGCCTCTGGTAACACTGCTTTAGGTGATCAAACTTTACCAGCTAACACGACTGGAACTCAAAATGTAGGAGTAGGACAAGGAGCAATGTTAGGTAACACAACAGGTCAATATAATGTAGCAGTAGGTGTAAATTCTTTAAGAACACAAACTACTGCAAGTAATAATACAGCAATAGGGTTTCAAGCATTGTTTTACAATACAGCTACTGCTAATGTAGGTATAGGTTACACAGCTTTAGTTAATAATACCACAGGGACAAATAATGGCGGTTTTGGATATCAAGCATTGTTTACTAATTCATCAGGGGCTAGTAACACAGGAGTTGGTACTAATGCTTTATCTGCAAATACAACAGCTAGTAACAATACAGCTATTGGTAAAGATGCAGGAAATTCTAATACTACAGGAGCTCAAAATACTTTTTTAGGTAGACTGTCAGGTAATAATATAACAACTGGGACTAATAATACAGTTCTTGGCGATAATACAACTGCTTCAAGTGCGACAGTAAGTAATGAATTTACTTTAGGCAATAGCAGTGTTACTAATCTTCGTTGTAACGACACATCTATATCATCACTTTCTGATGCAAGAGATAAAACTAATGTACAAGATATTCCATTAGGACTAGACTTTGTTAATCAGATGCGTCCTGTATCTTTTGATTGGGATAGACGAGATGGTTCATTTAAAGGTAAAAAAGACTTTGGATTTATTGCACAAGAGTTAAAAGAAATTCAAGATAAAACAGATTATGCTGACCATATAAGATTAGTAAAAGATGAGAATCCTGAAAAATTAGAAGCTGACCCTATGAAAACATACCCTGTTTTAGTAAAAGCAATACAAGAACTCTCTGCGAAAGTAGAGGAATTACAAACTGAAATTAAAACTTTGAAAGGAAACTAAAATGACTGACGAAATCGCAACAACAGATGTAAAAACAGCAGAAGAAATAGCACAAGACTATTCTGCAATGCTAGATTCTGTAAACTTAATTAATGAGATGAGAACTAATCCACCTGAAGATATGACTGACGAAGAAGTAGCAGATTGTATTTCTAGGAATGTAGAACATCTTGAATTGATGGTAGCTAAAGACTATTGGACAACAGAAGATATGAAGGCAGTAAACGCAGCAATAGATGGTTAAAAATAAAAGGATTTAAAATATGTTATCAATACTGTCGGGAATATTAGGCTTTGCTACATCAGGACTTCCTAGTGTATTAAAGTTTTTTGAACAAAAAGGCGATCAGAATCATGAACGAGAGATGGCTAAAATTGAGATGGAAAGAAGTTTGGCAATGGCCGAGAAAGGATTTGCTTCACAGGAAAAAATTGAAGAACTTAAAACAGAACAAGTTAGCATGGATACATACACTCAAGAAAGAGTGGCGTTATATAAAAACGACGAAGCGTCTGCAGAAGGGGCATCTACTTGGGTTATTAATCTTCGTGCTAGTGTTCGCCCCATTATCACCTATATTTTTGTTACTATTCTTTTGGTGGTCGACTTTGTAGGTCTATACTGGGCTATTTCATCTGGACATAATTATGCAGAAGCTATGCACATTGTATTTAGTAACGAAGAAATGGCTATTCTAGCGTCTATTATTGGCTTTTGGTTTGGGTCTAGACATTGGGAAAAATAAGTGAATACATCAGAAAAGGGTATAACCCTCATAAAGTATTTTGAAGGAGTACATGCCACACCTTATAGATGCTCTGCGGGCTATTGGACTGTCGGTGTTGGTCATCTTATTAGTTATGATGATAAACTACTCTCTTCATGGGATCGCACTCTTTCAGATGATGAAATAAATAACTTACTAAAAAATGACTTAAAGAAATTTGAAAATGGAGTTATTCGTCTACTACATCCTAAACAACCAAATCAATCTGAGTTTGATGCTCTTGTTAGCTTTAGCTTTAATCTTGGCTTGGGATGCTTTCAAAGGAGTACAGTTCGTTCGGCTTTTGTGCGTGGTGATAAAAAGAGAGCTGGCGAAGTTCTTCTAAAGTATTGTTATGCTGGAGGACGTAAGCTTAAAGGATTAATTAGAAGACGATTAGCAGAACACGCACTATTCATGGAAAAGGAATTACATGCCGCTTAGTAAATTAAAATTTAGACCTGGCATAAACCGAGATAAAACTGATTTAGCTCAAATGGGCGGTTGGTATGATGGCAACATGATACGGTTTAGAGAAGGTTTTCCTGAAAAAATAGGAGGCTGGGAAGCAGCTACTTTTACTCCCTATGTAGGAGAAGCAGTCAAACTATTTGTTTATGCTATAGATACAGGCGCAGCCATTGCAGGATTAGCAACGACTAAAAAAATCTACATTCGTGCCGGTACGACTCTTTATGATATAACGCCTATCCGAGCTACATTTACTACTTCAACTACTCCTTCTACAGATAATTGTTTTACTACTAATACTACTACAGGTACTGAGGGTCAAGTTTTAGTTACACTTGCAGGTCATGGAGCTACTACAGGAGACTTTGTTACTTTTAGTGGTGCAGCTGCAGTTGGTGGTATAACCGCGCCACAACTTAATTTAGAGTTTGAAGTAACCGTTATCAATGGTAGTACATTCACTATTCAGACAGCGGGCACTGCTACTTCTGCCGCTACCGGTGGTGGTACAGGAATTACTGCGGCGTTTCAAATTAATATTGGAGCTGACTCTTCCATTGCAGGATATGGCTGGGGTGCAGGCACGTGGAGTCGAGGAACATGGGGCGGTGCTTCAGTTCTTCCAGCTATCGTAGATGTACGATTAGTGTTTATGGACAACTTTAACAATGACTTAATCTTTAATCTAAACAATCAAGGAGCTATTTATTACTGGACTTATAATGCAAGTTTTAATAATAGAGCGGTATTACTAAGTTCTTTATCTGGTTCAATTGCTGTACCGGCTGAAAATGAAAAAATACTTTTTGCACCTAGTGGTCATTTACTGTCTTTAGGTTGTAGTGAATATAGCGAAACATCTACCGCAGGTATTACTATTTCAAGTATTACAAGTACTGGAACAACAGCCACAGTAACTACTGCGTCAGCTCATGGGTTAGCTACTAATGATTATGTATATCTTTTTGGTCAAACGACAACTACTTATTCAGGCACATATCAAATTACAGTAGCGTCTGCTACTACTTTTACATATACTCTTGTAGCTGCTACTACATCTCCTGCTTCTGTTGCAGGAAGTTATCAATCTATCTCTTATAGCGGTGGCACATTTGATTCAATGTTAATTAGATTTGCTGATGTTAATGCAGATATAGGTCCTAAACCAGAAGTGTGGAAACCTGAACTTGCTAACTCAGCAGGGTTCTTATTTGTTAAAGAAGGTTCTAAAATTGTTACCGGTGCTAACGTAAGACAAGAAACTCTTATATGGACTGATACTTCACTAAGCACACTACAATTTTTAGGTACGGCTGAAGTGTTTGGGTTACAACTTTTATCTAATGACACTAACATTATGGGCCCTAATGCTTGGGCAAGTGTTAATAACAATATGTATTGGATGGGAACGGATAACTTCTTTGTATATGATGGTCGAGTTAATGTTCTTAAGTGTCCTTTACTACGATATGTATTTGAAGATATTAATAGAGAACAAAGTCAACTTATTCATAGTGGTACTAATAAAGAATTTAATGAGGTCGTATGGTTCTATTGTTCTGGTGGAGCAACACCTTCGGCTGTAATTGATCGTTATGTAATCTACAACTACCGTGATGATATTTGGTATTATGGACAACTTAACAGAACAACTTGGGTAGATGCAGGAGTTAACGAATATGCACTAGCTACTTCTGGTGGATACTTATACTCACATGAGAAAGGTCCCAATAATGGGCAGCCTTTAGGCGCAGCACCTCTGGCTATCAACTCATACATTGAGTCAGCCTTTATGGATATAGCTGACGGTGAGTTTTATATGTTGACTAAGAAAGTTATACCTGATGTAGATTTTACTGCATCACAAACAGTCAATCCTGTGACAGGAGCCACACTAACACCTGCAGTGGATATGGCAGTTGCAGTCACTAAGTTTCCAGGAGCAGCAACACAAACAACTGATGTAGCTGGGACAACACTAACTAGAGGTGTTACAACAAGTGCTACAACAATAGATCAGTATACTAATCAAGTATTTATAAGAGCACGAGG